CACATCTAGCTAGACATATCTTATCGCTGACATCCTCAGATGCAAATCCAATTCTGTAGCAGACAATGTCAGCATCGATAAGTGCTAGCATTACTTCTTCAGAAATGCAGACATCGCTTCAAGAGCTTGAGCAGCTTGTTTTTTGCTGCTAAACTCGTTGTCGTTGATGGTTACAGTACCATCTGCTCCGACAGAGAAACGGAATGTCTCGTCCCATCCAAGCACACCAACACCAGGAACAGCAACCTCAAACGAGGACTCAATAGGCGAAACATTAAATGCAAGTTTAGCCGCCGTTGCTTTCTTTTTTGCAGTAGCCATACTATCTCCTTTACAGTACATCATCAGTAGCAGCGACAGCTTCGCCCTCATATACTACGAGGTCAGTCACCACCAGTTTATTAATACCAACACCAACACCCTTCTTGCCTTTATACGAATACTCGTAAGGCTTAAGCAGTGCGATACCCTTGCTGCCATTACCTACCTTAACAGAGATAGGATTACCATCTGAATCCTCTGTCTTGATAGGATAGTTAACAGACTTTGCCGTAATAAAGCTGCCTTTCTCAGGCTGATCAGCTTTACTACGCACCTCTACACCCATAGACTTCAGGGCCTCAATAGCGCCTTTGGTAAGGTTACAGAGGTCTACTTGGTACTTACCCGATAGCTGGTTAGGCGTATCCAGGAAAGCCCACATAATCTCTGCCTGTACTTTAAGCGGTTTAAGTTCCATTTACTTCTCCTATAAAATAACTACACAAATAGTATAGCACATTAGTGCAACTTGTCAACATCTTTTGGTGATGATTTCATATCGTGAAACAGGGCCATCATAAAGGCTGTACTAAAGATAGATTTTAAATCTTCCATATCTTTAACAGAAGTCTTCATACTAACTGTTCTGTCCTTCTTTATGCACAGGAATACTACATCTTCCATATCAGCCCAGAATTCATCGTCTTTGTCTAGTGGGTGTTTGCCCATGTTTTTCCTTTCTTATATTCGCCATCCAATGGGCAGCGTAACCCTAATACCTGTCCTGCTTCCTTGATACTACTAACTGCTAACTCACCTACTAAATCTGCATCAGCCTCATCGCATTCAATCTGCCACTCATCATGTACATTGGCTACGAATTGTGCGCTTGGTGCAAACTTCCTCAGTTTACTATCCAACAATACTAACCCCTGCTTCATCACTATCGCACCAGCACTTTGGAGTAACGTGTTAAGTGCTGCGTGTGCGGAGCGAACTTGTAATTGCCTACCGTCAAGACCTGGAAGCGTCCCTTTTTCTGATAAGCGTTCAACCTTTTCTCTAAGATGTTTGAGAGCCGGAGTGTTCCGAAGAAAATTACTGATGAGTTCCTGTCCTTCCTTCGCCGAACCACCAACAATCTTCCCGATCTTGGTAGGTCCTGCCCCGTATAGTAAAGCGTAGATAAATGTCTTTGCTTGCGCTCTAGTCTGAAGACCTGCCGCAGTTTGGTTTTTGGTGTGGATATCACCTTCAACGATTTCTCTAGCATACTGTTCATCCTTCATATAATGTGCAAGCATACGCAATTCAAGACTAGCTGCATCAGCGCCAACTAAAGTCTTACCCTCATCTACTGTCCAGCAATCACGACACTCGACACCCCAGGGACTAGAGCTACTAGGGACCTGTGCCATGTTAGGACTGTGGTGTGTCATCCTACCTGTGACTGCCCCGTTGGTGATGATCTTACCGTGAACCCTGTGTTCGTCAGATACAAACTCAAGCCATGACTCAACCTGAGCCACCCGTTTCTGAAGCAATAGGTACTCGGCAATGAGCTTTGCTTCTGGTATATCAACTCCATCCAGTACTGTTTCATCGACAACCACTGCTCCCTTCTCAGTGTGTTTAGTAGGCTTCCACCCCAGATCCATCAGGCGCTTGGCAATCTGCTGCCTCGATCCAGGGTTAAAGATTTCGATATCGTCTTTAAGTCTCTTTCCGGTTTTTTCGCTTGTTCGTTCCGTAATAATCGGAGGAAATACTTTTTGCAATTCTTCCTCAATGTCAGACAACCTACGCTTCCACCTGCCAAGCAAGCACTGTGCCTTGACTGTATCTAGTTTAAAACCATGACGCTCCTGCCTAGCAACAATAGCTTGGACCTTGTGCTCCAACTCAATAGATTGTTCAGAGAAACCTTTTAGCTCACGCTGCAGGTAGAGATACAAATCACCACAGATTCGTACATCTTCCTGGCAGTAATAAATCATGTCATCGCTCAGGCCGCCCTCGAAATCTGCGAACTCCTTCTTGGTTCGGTTTACTAGCTTTGCGAGGTTTGCTAGACTGTGTCCCCCATCTCTGCTTGGGTTTGACAGTCTTGACATAACCAGTGTATCCTGCACTTGGTTCAGCTTGATCGAAGTCTTCCAGATCCTGTTCAATACTGGAAAGTCGAAGCATATCCCGTTGTGTGCTACTACTAACTGAGCTTTCTGTATGAATTGTTTGAAGTCTTGTGCGCTTGTCCATGTCTTTACTTCTTTGGTGTCAATGTCATAGGTACAACAAACCCATATCTTATCATGGGTTGTGTTTGTTTCAATGTCAAGTGCTATTCGCATGAATGTAGATTCCATTTGCTACGGTATTAAATATTTTATCATATCCCATGCCTTTTAGCAAGTCATCGAAGTCCTGTATCTGTCCCTCATTCTCAACACAGATAACCTTTGGCCTTGCTTCCATACTCATAAGCACTGGGTAGTCGTAACCTTCGATGTCGATACACAATAAGTCAGGCACATATAAACTCTTAAACAAACTATCGATTGTCACCATAGGGATTTCCCTAACCTCTTGAATCTTGAACAAAGGATAATCAGAGACAAACTTCTCAGCTTTATCCTTATCAAAAGTATTCCTACCTGAGTAGTCATCAATCATGTAGAAAGGCATCGTACCAATTGAGCAGCCAACACCAACATTTAGGATGTTATCCTCTGGCCTCGCTTCTTCAAAGGTTTTGATGTGGTTCGGGTTAGCCTCTATGCACACGCCTCGCCAGCCACGCTCATACAGTAGCGCAGTGTTGCTGATGTTCCAGGGATTGTGTGCGCCTACATCAAAGTATCTGCCTTTCTCAATACCTAGCTTGTAAAACACATTCAGTAGTATTAAGTCTTCTCCAAACTGCGAGTAAGTCTTATCACCAAATGCTTGGTCAGGATGACTCATGTGTTCTTCTCCTTCAGCACTTGCTCTGCCCACAATGCACCACGGTTAAATTCATTCTTCACAGTAGCAACATCTTCATCTTCCAGCCCAACCCATTCACGCTTTGGTGGTGCGGTGTAGAGTGGTCCTTCAGTAGGTTTTTTGAACCACTTTATTGAGGGAACTTGTGCCCAACTAGAAATGTTCTCAATGGTTACATACCCCACAGGCTCTTGTTCCGGTTGCGCTAGTGCTTGGCGTAGTTTACGGAGTTCTCCTTCGTAGGCTTCAATTTCAAGATTCATAGATCCTCCACGATTGTCTCACTCATGCGGCCAGTAACCCTGTCATAGTACAGACCACAGGCAGGGCCAGTCAACCCAGCAAATCGATTCTTCAGCACTCGAACCTTGGTTGTGTGGCGTTCCTTGAGGTCTTCAGCCTGCCCGTTACGCTCAAGACCTAACACCATGTCAGACAGTTGACCAATCGAACCTGAGCCTCGTAGTGCAGACAGAGAGGTACTTGCTCCTTCCTCGTGTCCCTTTCCATCAGGACGCTTCAGATGCGAGACACAGAACAAAGCAATGCCTGTCTCTTGGACAATCATTCGCAGCTTGGTCATGATTTCGTCCAGTGCCTTACGCTCGTCACCATTCTCCTGGGCAGACACAACAATAGACACATGGTCTAGGAAGATGTACTTGCAACCCAATGCCTTAGCCATAAACCTAACCCTGCTGATGATGTTATCGATTGCAGTAGACCCGAAGTGATCAAACAGAAACACACGACCAGTTCCTAGTGTAGCATCAAAGGAAGAGCGAAGCTCATCATCAGTGACTTCAACATCAGGCAGATGCAGTGGCTTGTTAGCATGCAAGCTCATCAGACTCTTGGCAGTGCGCTTGACTGACTCCTCAAGAAACAATAGGCCAATGTTTTCCTGGCTGCTGTTGATGATGTGATACACAATCTCTCGCAGAAACTGTGACTTGCCCAGGCCAGAGCCAGCAGTGATGGTCACCATCTCACCAGTGCGAATGCCATAGGTCAGGTCATTCAATCCTGAGAATGGGTACAACACATCAGCCTTCTCTACTGGCTGGTTGACCATGTCCCATAACCCAGAGCCATCAACAATACCATCTGGTGTGTAGCGTTCGGCTTTCCACCATTGGTCTAGGAATTCTTTTTCTTTCCTGGATTGTGTGTATTCACAGGCATCCTTATAGTCTGCGGTTCCTTTAAATATCTTGGCTTTAGTTCCAAGGATTTCAGCGACCTGATTAGCAGCGTTTCTGCCTGCCTCATCGTTGTCAAAACAGATGACGATATTCTCGAATGAGTCGAGCCAATACTTGCCTCCTTTGGTAAACAATTGCTGCCCGAACAGCGTGCCCTTGGGCCAGTCTCCTTCGATGCTGAATCGTTTGTCACTAACGCTGCGCTTCTTGAACGCTACCAGATTATCGCCAGAGTAGTAAGGAAAATAATAGCTATTGTCTTTAGTGCCAATGCCATATGTGATGCAAGTGTCACGAGTCAAACCCCTATCTTGGACAGACTGATACAACAAATCATGTATATTTGTAAAGTCAGTATTCACTTTAGTTAGTTTCTGTACGGGTTCATCACGCTTGTTGCGAGTAGCTTTACCACAGCTAAAGCACCTGCTACCCCAGTCATAGTAAGTCAGTGCATCTGAGCTACCACAATCAGGACAGGGCTGATGAGCTTTGAGTTGTTCACCCATTTAACTTCTCCAGTTTTGACATCCTTAATTGTAACACCTCATGCAACCTGTCTCAGAGATAAATCTTTGTTGATCGTCTTCCACTATGTAGTTCCTTATAAGATAATTATTAATAATCATACTACTTAATAACTAAGTAGAGATAGTTTAGCATAATTAATCATCAATGTCAAGCACAATGTCCATACCACAATGATGGATATCGTCATGATTATCTGCCTCATCTTCGTCATGCGCTAAGTCTGTCCTTTCTATCGTAAGTATGTACTCACTAACACTAGAGAAACAATTGTTACACAGGTCAGTGTACTCATTAGTTAACACACTCTTTCGAGTAGCTTCAAAGTCTGTTAATACTGCATTGCAGCTAAGGCATCTCATGGTTTGTTGTTCCGTTCATTATGCAGATTGATAGTCAGTCTTGATACCTGTGCGTCAGCAATCCTGAGTTCGTTTTCTAAACTATCTATCCTGGACTTTAGTAAACGATTCTCATGCTCTAATTCAGCAATATCACTCTCAATATCATCAAGCAAACCACTTAATGTATGCTTAGTCTCTGGCATGTCAACTTCATAAGGGACACCTGAAACTCTAGTCTTCATCTCTGTCTCCAAATATACACAACAACAATGCAAACAATAATATACCAGTAAATAACCCTACATCTACCCAGGTCATCATCGCATCGCTTCCATAGTCAGGCCAATGTTACCCAATGCATAGCCCAGGAAAGCAATACCCAGGCCATGATGACCCTTGATTAGCAGGTCCACCGACACCACCAAATACACCAGCCCGATGATAGCAATTAAGGGAGCAGCCATGTCAGATCCCACCTAGCGAAACCCTTTTTGCTAGGGTATTTCTCGCCCAACATCTCAATAGCTTTGCGTGTAGTGTCAGGACCACACCACCTGATAAGCTCTTCAAGCTCCTCGTACATGTCCTTGTAATCAGAGTAGCGCCAACGCAATTCGATAAGATCAGCACACAAATATGCCTCATCAAATTGCATGTCCTTGATAACCTGCTCAAGCTCTGCAACTTTGTCCTCTAGTGCGTTGACCTCGTCATTATGTGCGTCAATATGCACCCAATCTTCCTGTCCAATGTAGCTCATATCTTTATCCTTTCGCTTATGTCTACCTGCTCCGCTACGCTGTGCGTGCTTTGCTACAAAATTCCTCTGCTTCATCATACACCTCCAGGAT